CACTTTGTGTCAAAGGTCTGCTTTTATGAGCAATGCCGAAACCCAAACTCTTCGGAGCTGGGCTGACATTGAGCGTAAAAGTTTCAGGTATTTTATACCCGAAACAGACGCATCTGGGGCGTATATAATACCCCCCAGATCTGATCCTGTGGATCATTTTTCTTACGTGTACTATGTACACGGAAAGAAAAGAACTGGCTTTCGAAAAGACAGTTTTAAGAAATTCCTTAAGGGTTTTTCTTTAAAACGGTCGACTGTCAATATTATTGGCAATCGGCCGTTAAGCGAGATCAGACGTATGTTTGATTTCGTTAATGCCCTATTTGATATTTTTATATCAAATAGAGTAAATTTCGCCGAAGAGGCGAAAGCTATGCGATCGATTATTCGACGATCACTAAATAGACTCCCATATAATGTGGGTCTTTTAGTTAAGGAGTGGAAGGCCTTTGGCCTCTATCTCCTAAAAGTCTCAAACGGTGTAAACACGCTGAAACCAAGAGGGTTCTTCGAACCTTTATTCACCACGAAAGATGTCCAAGACATTATCGCGCTGAAACATGACAAGATGACTTTGTCAAAACTTGCTCATCTACTATCTTCACGAGGATTTCCAAATGGAGATAAATACAGTGAATTTGAGTCTATGACTAAATTCATTGTAAATACGTGCCAGAGCCCATATCATGAGCCCGAATTCGTAAATGATATCCACTACGCCTCTCAGAGGGTAGCAGAATCATGTAAATATCGTGGAGAACTCAGTTCTTCACATATTTCACTTGGTACCTCCGCTTCATTCGAAACGAAGGTATCAGAAGGCGGAAGAGCACAGGCAGTCTTAAACTACTGTGTTCCTCTGCTAAATTCTAACGATGTTAGAATCTATCAGGACGGGAGGGAAGTCATTGACCAGGCCCCACCCTGGAAAGTCCTTGCAAGGGCAGAGCCTTTGCAAACGGACAAAAATCTCGGTGAGTATATCCCTCTGGGAGCTACTCAAAGAGGTTTCCTCGAATTAATTCAATCAACTAATGCTGATGAAATGAAACGAGGTACTAGTCCAATTTCTGGCTACGCCGGATTGGACGAAGCGCTAGGGCCACAACTTGTGGCCTGTGCGGAATATGCTTATCAAAAATCTTCAAAGGAGATGATAAGCATGCGACTTGCAACAGTCAATGAACCAGGTTACAAGTCTCGAATAGTGACTACCACTGAGTGGTGGGTCAATATTTTACAACAGGGTCCAGCGCATATAATGCGACGGATTCTGTCGAATAATCCCAAGTGTGAAAGTTCCTTTACTAAAGGAAATCAGGCTTGGGCAACCATGTATCAGATCAATAATATTGATCCGACATGGTCAGTGCTCAGTTCGGACCTCGAAGAGGCGACTGATCACATACCGATAGAGGTGGCAACGTCACTTTTAACGGGTTTCATGAGTGTCTACAAAGTAGAGGGACTCAATACTTGCGTGGATCTTTTAAAGATTCCACGCGAATTTACTTACTGCGGAGTTAAGCTCCGAACAATAAGAGGTGTAATGATGGGCGAGCCAATGGCTAAATCTATCCTTACACTACATCAGCTCGTAGCTGATGAAATCGCCCGAAGGCGTTTAAGAGATATAGATAGCAAAGCTAATC